CCGTGGCTCGATGAAACTCCAATAACAGAACAAACTTTCATAGATTGTGAGTTTAAACGGACTGATGTCTCAATGGAAGAGAGTGGTGAAGATGCTCCAAGTCATTATTACACATATAATTTTGGAACTTCGTATGACCCAGTTTTAATGTCAACTGAAGATTTTAATGGAGTAAATATATTCAACCTTACAGAAGATTATAAAACTTGGAAAACCGAAGGTGAGTTACAACTTTTATTTTTGTTGTTTTTGAAAGAAGAAAAAGATGAAAATTAAAATAGATTGGTTAAACGTATTCGTATGGTTAATTCTTGTGCCAACATTTTCTTTTGTGTTTTGGTATGGATTGATATATTTATTAAAGAATTTAATTTAAAAAATGGAGAAGTAAAAAATGGCAAGAAAAGGATTAGAAAAAGTATTAGAAACAGTTAGATCATCTCGTGATGTTCCAAATATAGCATTAGATTTTGATACTGTTTATGATGAAGAAATGCCTGTAGGAGAATATGAAGCAGCAAAACTACGAGAACGGTATTTCTGTCAATATAATATAGAACATGGTTCTAATTATAGACCTTCAAGTAAAACTATTGAAACATTACCACCTGGATTGTATAAAGCAAGTGAAGATCAATACGGAACTTTTTTCAGTAAAGAACATTTAGATATGTCTGAACTAATACGATTTCCAGATTCAATTGCAGATACAGTTATAGATGAATTTGAAATTTTTTGGAAAATGAAAGGTAGATATTTAGATCGTGGAGAACCACACAAACGAGGGTTTTTACTTTGGGGACCTCCAGGCGGCGGTAAAACCTGTACTGTTTCATTTATCATCAAGGATTTCATAGCACAAGGAAACATTGTATTTGTATTCAATTATAATCTAATGGGAGCACTTAGCTCATTCAAAAATATAGAACCAAATAGAAAAGTATTGGTAGTAATGGAAGATATTGATAGTTTGATTAAAGATAGACACGAAGAGCAAGCAGTATTAGAGTTTTTGGATGGGTCTATTCAACATTCTAATACAATAGTAATAGCCACAACTAACTATCCAGAAGATTTACCCGATAGAATAATTAACAGGCCATCTCGTTTTGACAGAGTTTCTTATGTTGGTGTTCCATCATATAACGATAGAATACTTTATTTAACAAAGAAATCAAAATCATTATCCAAACCACAAATTAAAGGTTGGGCAAAAGAAACAGACGCTTGGACTCTTGCACACCTTAAAGAGTTGATTATAGCAGTAGAAGTATTTGATTTAGATTATGATGAAACTATTAAACGAATAAATACTATGAGAGCTAAACAAGAACACTCTGAAAATTATGAAAAGGAGTTTCGTGGAAAGAAAAGTACCGGATTTTAATGTTAGATATTTTTACAAAAATAATTTTATCTGGATTAGGATTAATAATAATATTACTATTTTTTGATTCTAAATTTATAGATGGGTTTTTTGGTATTAAAAGTAAACCAAAATATAATAGAAGAACGGGAAAATGGAAATGAAAAAATGTTATAAACAACTTTTACTAATGATGCCTTGGTTCATATTCATAGTAATTTGGAACTATAATTGGCCAGAAGCAACTTCGTTTGATGATGTATTTGCATCAACCTGTTTATATTTCTTTAACAGAAAATTTACAGGAAGGTTTTTAGATTGAGAAAAGCATTAACATATGATGATATAAATCTCATCCCAGCTTACAGTGATATTCTATCCAGAAATAATATAAATATCACGACAAAGTTTACAAAAAATACTGAAATAACTATTCCAATAGTTTCATCACCAATGGACACTGTAACAGAATATGAAATGGCAAAAGAAATGATGGAGTGGGGAGGTGTTGGAGTAATACATAGATTTAATACAATAGAAGAACAATCACTTATGATGAAACGACTTTATAGAGAATGGGAAAGTTTTTTCAAGATAGGTGGAATGGATAGAACATTAGAAGATACTTGGGAACGGTGGAGAAATAGTTATAGTATTAATAATCCACCAGATAAAGATGATTGGGATGATCTAAAAGATGAATTATCATTTACAGATGAAATGATAAAGATGAATAAACAGTGGCTAAAGAAACCATTGTGTGCTGCAATAGGAGTTACAGGAGATTATTTAGAACGAGCCCAAGAATTAGTAAATAATGGATGTAATGTGTTACTCATTGATGTAGCACATGGTCACCATAAATTAGTAAAAGATGCATTTAGGAGATTAAAAAATGGACTTGGACACAATGTTGAAATCATCGGGGGCAGTATTGCAACAAAAGAAGCAACAAGAGATTTATGTGAATGGGGAGCGGATGGATTGCGATGTGGAATTGGGGGAGGGAGCAGCTGTTCCACCAGAATTCAAACGGGCGTTGGAGTTCCTAATATCACTTCCATTCAAGATTGTTGCATTGCTGCTGATGATTATGACGTTCCCGTTATTGCTGACGGTGGGATTAGGTATGTTGCTGATATTTGTAAATCTATTGGCATTGGCTCTGATAGTGTTATGTTGGGATCGTTGTTATCGGGTACAAAAGAAACTCCTGGAGAAATTCACAAAGACGGATTCTGGCCAAACGAAAGATTATATAAAAGATATGCTGGGTCAGCATCACACGAAAGTAAGATAAAAAGAGATGATAAGAAAAACATAGAGGGTTATAGTTTTAGAGTAGAATATAAAGGTAAAACCAAGAGAATACTTAATGATATTTCTGATGGATTACGTTCTTCTATGTCTTATGTGGGGGCAAATAACATAGAAGAATTTCAAATCAAATGTGAATTTATTCAAGTAACAAACGCTGGAAAAATTGAAGCGTCACCACACTTAATGAATTAGGAAAAAATGAATAAAATTATATCGTATTTAATGGAATCTATTGTTATTTTTAGTGGAGTATTTACATTCTGTGCAATAGTCAGTTTACCATTTTGGTTAATGTGGAATTGGTTAATGCCAGTTATATTTGGATTACCAGAAATAACTTGGTTACAAGCACTTGGATTGTGGACATTTTTAGTATTAGTTAGGTCAAGTAATTTCGATTATAGTAAAACTTTTACTCAAAATAATAGTTATACAGATGGAACAGAAAAAACATCATTTTCAGATTTATCATTTAACCAGTGGTTAGGTGAAATACAGAAAAAGTATAGAGCTTAAAAAACAACAAAAATAAAAAAAACTATATTTATCTCAAATCAGGAGATATTTATGGATATAGGTAAGGTAATAGAGATATTACGAAATGCTATAGAAGAGAAGGATTGGGAAATAGTTAAAGAATTGATTGAAGATTTATTATATGAAAATGATGATCCACTCGAAGCATACAGAAAAGATGAAGATTTAGAAGAAGAAGATTTATGGTAAAATTAGGGCCCGACTGGTTTCGACGGGTGTTATTTGACAATAAAGTGCAGCAGAGATTGAGTAGGTCTCGTTACAAAATACTCACAAACTCAAATGGCGATAATTCGCTTGACGGGTTGGTAGTGGATTGGCATCTAGCTAATTCAGAAATGGGATTCGACAACTTCGTTGAACCTACTTCAGATTACCAACCAACATACGCATCAGCGTAGGTTCTTGGGTTGTTTAACACCCGAGCATAAAATAAGTTAAACGTAACTCGTTCATAGATTAGAGAATAAACAAATCTGTCAGTTACAGGATATGTTCTGTGTAAAAGGAATCCACATAGTTGTTTGTCAATAACTACTAATGGAAATTGACTAAGCTGTAAATGACTTGTTGTTTTAGACATACCGGACGGGAGTTCGATTCTCCCCGGGTCCACTATAAAATGGTTATGAAAAAATACTACTACGAAAGAAGTCGTCTATTAGAATCAGAGGTTAATATAGCTTTTGAAGAGCTCTTATGGAAAGACGATGATCAAACTACAAAATGGATAGATGAATTACGAGAGTTCGTAATATATGAATGGGACATTATGGGAGTGCCTCCAACTATCGGCCAAAATACTGATACGATAAAAAAGAACTTTCGTAAATTAAGAGATTATCCATTACACCACGGTAAAAAACAATTTCTAACAAAAGATGAAGATACCGGTAAATTTGACGTAATACAAAATTACAATAAATTCGCAAGTGGAGTTAATCAATTCTTTCCTACTATGTTGAAAACTAAAATTGGGACTAAAAAGAATGCCACTTCTATCTATGATTATTTTACAGACAAATATAGAGATAGTTTTCATAAAATAATTAGAAGAACATTTAAACGAGATAGTATGTATTCTTGGTCTAAATGTATTGAGGGAACAGATGGATTAAGATGGATACAGAAAAACCAATCTAAAAACTTTTTTATAGTTCAACAATTAAGAGAAAAGAATCCAATACATTTAACATTAAGTTCAAAAGAAATTATAGAATTGTTTAATGTTGATTTAATAGATGAAAGTCATATTACTAATTTACCGTCTTTTGATAAACTTGATGATGAAAAATATACATATTTTATTAGAGAGTTTGAGTTAGGACAAAAGATATTCCCAGCTGGCATTCAAGCATTTAGATTAGGACTTGGCCAACCAGCAGTTAATTTCCCAGCACTTACAGCAAGGTGGATTTATGAGTATTATACAGACCACATTGACCACGATGAACCATTAAACATTTATGACCCATCAAGTGGATGGGGTGGTCGTATTCTTGGGGCAATGTCATCACACAAGAAGATCCATTATATAGGAACAGACCCTAATACAGATAATTTTATAGATGAACTTGGCATTACTCGTTATGAATATGTAGCAGATTTCTTCAATAATGAAATATTAGAAACCAATGCATTTTGGGAAGAACATAAAAACACACACCACATTTTTCAGGACGGATCAGAAGTAATTGGGAACAATCCAGAGTTTCAATCGTATAAGGGAACTCTTGATTTAGTTTTCACCAGTCCACCATACTTTGACCGAGAACAATATAGTGATGATAGTGAGCAGTCATTCAGAGCTTACCCAGCTTATGAAGATTGGAGAGATAATTTTCTTAAGCCTACTTTGACAAATGCATTTGATAGTTTAAGAGAAGATAGATATTTATTATGGAATATAGCAAGTATAAAGATAGGGTCAAATAAATATCATCCATTAGAAGACGATAGTATAGACATTATAGAATCATTAGGTGGTGAATACAAGGGCAAATTAAAAATGCTAATGACTACTATGACTGGATTGAATCCGGAAAATGTTAAAAATTGTGTAAAAGTGGATGGTAGTTATAGGAAATATGAACCCATTTTCGTTTTCTATAAAAATAAAGCTTGACTTTTACTAAAAAATGTCGTAAGATCAAGTGTAATAAATTGGGAGAATTTAATGAATAAAACAACCGCAATAGCATTTGTTATATTGGTGGTATTAGTAAATGGATTTTTTTCTATTAACGTATTAGAATCAAACAAACTATTTTATTCTGGTGAAATAGATAAAGTATTAGAAAAGAATTTTGAATTACAAGATGAATTAAAAGAGTTTTATAAATACGGTATAGAAGTTGATGTAACAATGTATCAACCTGTATATCCACAAACGGATAAAACACCCGACATTACTGCAGATGGAACTCGTATTAGAATAAGTAAGGCGAGTGAATATAAGTTTGTAGCACTTTCTCGTAATTTGTTAAAAAGATGGGGTGGTCCATTTGATTATGGTGATTTTATTTTAATCCGTGGAACAGATCATAAAGACGGTGTATATCAAGTTAGGGATACAATGAATAAGAAATGGGTTAATGTAGTTGATATTTTAGAATCAAAGAATGTTAAACCATATAAATTTACAGGAGTTCAACTTTATAAAATGAATTGGATGAATTAAATGACAGATAAAGTTATAAAAAATAGTAAGAGGTTACAAAATGAAACAATTAACAGAAACACAACTACAAGAAAATTGGGATAGGTTACTACAGATTATAGAAGATACATTTGATGGTGAGCGAAAAGTAAACCTTCTAAAAATGTATCACGACCTTGAAGATAGAATGATTATGGCACCAGCTTCTAGTAAAGAAGAATACCATAATTGTTATGTAGGTGGTTATGTAGATCATGTAATTCACGTAGTAGAAACAGCACAGGAAATGTCAAAGACATATGAAAAATTTGGTGGTGATATTACTTGGACTAATGAAGAATTGGTATTTGCGGCACTTCACCATGATTTAGGTAAAGTGGGTGATTTAACTGATGAGTATTATGTTCCACAAACTAATGATTGGAGACGAAAAACTCTTGGAGAAGTTTATACTCATAATACGGAAATGCAAAATATGAGAGTTCCAGATAGAGCCCTTTGGTTATTGCAACACTTTGGAGTGAAAGTTAGTTTGAATGAAACTCTTGGAATTAAATTGGCAGATGGTTTATATGACGAAGCAAATACACATTATATGAAAGTGTTTGATGCCAAACGTTCATTGAAAAGTCATCTACCATTTATTTTACATTTTTCAGACCACATGGCATCTTTAGTAGAATATGATGAATGGAAACGTGGTGAGAGCAAAGTTAGTGAAAAGGTAAGTGAGAGTGTTGAAAAAATAAAAAATATAAGTGTTTCTAAAGAACCACAAGAACACAAAGACCCAGTTATGGAAAGTAAACATGCTGATTTATTTGACGAATTATTTGGAGACAAATCATGATTATAGAAATAGTTTTAGGATTATTTATTCTCATAGAGGGATATATAATTTGGAATTTAACAAAAAAATCTGAAATACTTGAAACTTGGATTGAAAATTTTACTACCAGAGTAGATACAGTATATTCAGAATTAAAACAAATAGATTCTACCGGACATTTTGAAGCAGACGATGAAGTAGGTTCAATATTTGATGGAATAAAAGATATAATAACAGACCTTAATACATTCACGACAGGAGAAATAGATAGTGAGTAAGACCACACAAAAGAAGAAAAAGAAACAACCTAAAAATTATTATTTTAATCAAGACACAGAACAGGCTATTATTAGATATAATAAAACAGATGATGCTGCATTAAAAAATAAAATTTATAATGATCATATAGCATATCCATTTGATAAATTAGCAGAAAATGTTATTCACACTTTTAAATTTTATTATTTTGATGTTCCATCTGAACAAGTGAAACATGAAGTAGTATCATTTCTTGTAATGAATATGCATAAATTTAAAGAAGGGAAGGGAAAGGCATTTTCTTATTTTAGTATTGTTGCAAAAAATTATCTCATTCTTCATAATAATAAGAATTATAAAAATTATAAAATTCATAATAAATTGGAAGTTCTTGATTATCGTGACAATATTAAAAATAAAAATGAAGTTGAAAAGATAAACGAATTCAATAAAGCATATGTAGAAGAAATGCTTATGTACTGGGAAAATAACCTCACTAACATTTTTAAACGACAAAAGGATATTCTTGTAGCAGATGCTGTATTAGAAATATTCCGCCGTAGAGATAATATAGAGAATTTCAATAAAAAGGCACTCTATCTTCTCGTAAGAGAAATGACAGGTTCTAAAACTCAACATATTACCAGAATTGTAAATATAATGAAGAAATGTAATGCACATTTACTAAAAGAATTTCAGAAATTTGGTCAAATAGACACTTCAAATACTGGGTCATTATTAGAGTAACAAAACAATACACTGTAACATTTTGGGGTGTTACATTACGATACACATAACATAAATTAAGAAAGTGGATGAAAGTCCACTTTTTTATTGCCCCTCTATAAACTAAATAATATATAGCAAAAAAAAGGGGTCTTTCGACCCCCTTTTCATTATCCGATAATAGCTATTTACGGAATAAACCCACAAGCACCAATAAAGCGACTAATCCAGCGAATCCGGATTCGCCAAATTTATTTATGATTGATGTCAGGTTACCGATTACATTTACACCAAAGACACCAGTTCCGAATATTATTTCAGAAACAGCACCAATAGCGACAAAAGACATTAATAGATGAGCAATGTCATCTACCCAGCCTTTAACTAATGATATGACTTCCTTCATTGTTTTCTCCCGTTTATTATTCTTATCATTTAACAAAAAAGGGATTTTTAACTTCCGTTTTCTGTTGTCGGTTAATCCCCCGACATAAATAAATATAATATATACATTATTTCTTATTTTGATATATATAGAGTAGAGAATGTCAATTTTTAGGTTATTTTATATTTATATATGAGTTATAATATCTATTTTTAATACAACATGAGGAAATCAACATGAGTCAAGATTACGAATTATTTGAGGGTAAATCACTATCTTCATTATTCAGGGATATTTACGACAACGCTAAACATAATAAAACACAACTTGAATTATTGGTGAAAGAGCTTGCCGCATTTATCAATAGTGGTGATATGGCAATACAAATTGTTCCAATGATAAAAGAATATTTGGAAATCAATGTTAAAAATGATGAGCAACTTGTTAAATTAGCAACAATAGTTCAGAGATTAATTGCTGCTGAACAAAAAGGTAGTAACTCTGAATCAGAATTTGGATTATCTGATAAAGAAAAAGAACAACTATTAAAAAGTATAGATGATGTAGTTGGTGATATACAAAAAAAGACAGATGATATTTCAGGTGATATTGCAAAAGTTAAGGAAAATTAGTGGCATATAAAATCAATAGAAATGATGAACATATAGTTTTACCAGATGGTCCAGCAACCGTTAGGGATATTAAACGATATGTAAAAGATTCCCCTGAATTTTATGAATTAGAACCAGCAGAAGTTTTGGAAGTTTTTCTTGATAAAGAAGATTTGGTTAATGGAGGAATATTATTAAGTGATGGATTAAATGCAGATTGGTCAAAATATGGTTGGATACGTGCAAGAATGTCAATTAGTAATTCTGGAATGGAAGATACTGTTCTCATTGCCCCACTCGATTCAAATATTAAAGAGTATCCACATCCTGGAGAATATGTAATAGTTGCAAAATATTTTGGAGATTTATACTATACTCAAAAATTAAATATGCACAATTCTGTAAATCTAAATTCATTTCCTGGATTAAGTAAATTATATGATATGTTTACTGGAGAAACATATAAAGATAATTTACCTGTTATAGGAAATTCAGATATAAGACAAATTAAAGCAGAAGAAGGTGATATTGTTTTTAATGGTAGATTTGGACAATCTATTAAATTTGGAAGTAATGTAAAAGAACTAATAGATGAAAATGGTGATTTAGTTCCAGATACAGGTGAACCACAATCCCCAAATGTTATTATACGTGCAGGTCAAGGTGAAATTCCAATAGAAAGTAATAAACCAGTTAGAGAAAATATAAATTTAGATGGATCTTCAATTTGGATGACTACTAATCAAAAAGTTGGATTACAATTGTCTACTATAAATTCAAAATTTGTATCTATATATTCTCATGAAGCAAAAAAGGTTGATGGAGGAAAACAAATTATAATAAATTCAGATAGACTTATTTTTAATGCAAAATCTGAAAAATCTGGTATTATATTTTCATCTAATAGTAGTGTTGGAATATCAGCAAATATGGAAATAGGTGTTGTTGTTCCACCAACAGGTAAGGTAAAATTGGGAGATTATTATGCAAATCAACCAGCACTCGGTGGAGATTTAACTATGGAACTTTTTGAAAAATTGATTACATATTTAATGGATTTTGCCAATGGAATAAAAGGTGCAAAGGGATCGGTTGTAGATTTTGTAGTTCCAATATCAGATATTTTACCATCAGCCATGGGATTGGTGGCATCTTTGACGGAATTAAAAACAAGAATGGATGAACCAAAAAGCAAAACGGTCAGAGTAGGTCATATGAGAGGTCAACAATAATGCCAGAAAGATGTAACTCTATAGCAAGACAGAGAATGGAGATTGGTCCAGGAGAACTAATAATACCTGGATGTGAATTGATTGAAGGAAGTGGTATTTTTAATGGAAAGGAAGAATGGCCATTTCAGTTCGTAGAAGTTTGTGGAGTTGCTGGTGATCAAGGTGCAATTGTTATATGGCCAGATACGGGAAATGATTTAATGAAATATGGTACAGGGGAAAGTGTTCCAATAGGAACTACACTTCACGTTGGGTGTGTTCTTGAAGATGGAATAGTGAAATGTGCACCATATACTACTGAAAAGGAATCAACAGCGATAGAAGGTCCACCTCCAACGTCAGGAGAAGAGAGTGGTGACGATGATACAAAAGGATTTTGTGTAGGTTCTGGAAATGTAAATGTTCCAACTGATGACGAAAAGGATTGGCTATTAAAATTATCTAATATGGAAATTCCAGATTTAGAGGCCTGGATGTTGTCTGGATTTACAGCCAAGATACAAGAAATGGTGGGGAAACTCAATCACGCATTAGGAAAGTTAAATGCAGAAGTTGATAAAATAATGTCACGTGCTACTCTAAATCCTGAAGATGTTTGTACTCCACCAGTTAAAGCTACTATTGCAAGACTATTGAGTATTATGTCGGAACTTATGAAAATAATGCCAGTACTCAAACAAATAGTTCAGATTGTGAAGGTTATACAAAAGGTTATTAAGTTAGTGAGAAAAATTTTAAAATGGACACCACCATTTATTGTACCCATTGTTGAAGCATTAATGAAAGTATTAAACATTATGGGATTAGTTGATATGTGTGTTGCTACTTTAATAAAGGCCGTAGGTAGATTTACAATGATTATTCCTATATTACAGGCACAATTAATGAGTATACTTGCACAATGTGCAGTAGAAGCAGGACAACCACCACCAGATAATAAGGAAGATTGTGAAGCACAAGGTGGAACTTGGATTGATCCTGATGAATTAAAGGAGTTACAAGATATGTATGATCAATTATCATCTACTGAATTAGATGTTGGAGACGAATCAATTGGATTTTGTTCTATAACAGAACATTTAGATAAGAAATCTTGTGAAGATGCAGGTGGAACTTGGACAGATTTGGATACTGATACAGACTTTGATGATATAGATACATCAGCATTATCTGAAGAATTAACAAAACAAATGGAAGAACTTGAAAAATGTTTTTCAAGTCCAGAATTAAATGATTATTTAAGAGGTTTATAAAGGAGATAATAAAATGAAAAAACAAGAGTTAATAAAAATAATTGAAACTGTAGTTCGTAAAGAAGTGAAAAAACAGGTAAACGAGATATTTATTAAGGAAGATAAATCATCTTCACTCACCGAATTAGTTTCAAAACCAAAAACAGAGAAGGATTTCAAATTACCAAGTAGAGAGCAATATAAAGTTAAGAAAAAAGAGAAAATTAACTATACAGAAAATGAAGTTCTTAATAATATTTTAAATGAAACTGTTGGTGGTATCCAAGGTGGTGGTAATGAAGAATATCCAACTATGGGTGGTGGAACTTACGACACAAGTAAAATGAATGATTTATTAGCAGGTTCTTATGGTATAGATACAGAAGGAACTAAACAGAAAAAACGAGATATTGCGGCCGTTGATTCTATTAAGAAAGCTGGAGTAAATGTAGAACAAGTTCCAGACCATGTAACAAATGCACTAACAAAAGACTACTCAAAAGTAATGAAAGCAATAGACGAAAAAAAGGGTGGTAAACATTTCCGTCCATAGTGAGATAGATAATGGCATTAGATAAACAGTTTCTAAAATATAAACTTGAAAAGATTAAAAATGATAGAATTTTTAAGGATCAAGATACTGAAACTAAACGTAGAATAAGAAGAGAAAACTCAAAACTGGCACAGGAAGAGGCTGATGCAATACATTCTTATTTGACAGGTGATGATCCAATAGATTCTCTTGATAATAAATCTTATTTAGAAAATAAATTACCAGGAAATTTATTTTTGGATAAAAATGGACAACTTGATATTGTAGAAGTTCAGTTAGATCCAAAAATTAAAAAGAAGAGTTTATCAAGAATGTTAAGAAAACATAAAACAATATCAAATGCAAATGTAGAATTTGGAAAGGGGTTACTAAAGTTTAAAAAAATCTTAAATAAAATAGGAATTGTTTTTAGTTTACGTGGTATAAAGATAGACGGAGAAATTCAATCCAATGAATATAAATCTAAAGATGGTAGTGTTGGGTTAAGTGAAGATTTTTTAATATCCGATGTAACGGTTGATGATGGTGGAAATGAGATATTTATTCGTAAACGAATTATAGTTAAAAATGGTTTGATAGTTGACCAAGAAATAATAAATAATTAATTGGAGAATATAAGTGGGAGCACGAGAAAAAGATTTAAATCCAGATGTGTCAATAGGATTACAATTACCATTGGGATATTCTAACACCGGACATTTTAGTCAAACAAATACAACTCTTGAACAGGCAAAACATAATATAGTAAATTTGTTGAAAACTATTAAAGGTGAACGTCTTGGTCAACCAGAATTTGGATCCCGTTTACACGAAGTTATATTTGAACCAATGGATGAAAATTTAAATGATAAAATAGAAGAGGGTATTAGAGGAGCCATGGAACAATGGCTTCCTTATATAACAATTAAAAAACTTGATGTATCACTTCCAGATTATGATAGAAATACTGTAAATATATCTATTGACTTTGGAATATCTTTTGAACCAAATAAATCTGAAAATGTTTCGGTAGATTTTAATCAATTTGATTCAATAGTAAATACTTAATGGAGAAATTAAATGGCTAAACAAGGACTTGGCAGAGACGTAAAATATGTAAATAAAGACTTTAGTAGTTTTAGAGATGGTCTTATAGAATACGCTCAAACATATTTTCCAAATACATATAATGATTTTAACGAAGCGGATCCAGGAATGATGTTTATTGAAATGGCTTCATATGTAGGTGATGTTCTTTCATATTATATTGACGAACAATTTAAAGAAAGTTTATTATCGTTTGCAGAAGAAAAGAAAACAATTTATGAAATAGTTCAAGGATATGGATATAAACCAAACTTATCATCACCATCCACAGTAACTCTTGATGTATTCCAAACAGTTCCATCGGATCCAAATAATGTAGTTGATGAAAAACGACAACCAAATGAAGATTATTGTCTTTCTGTACCAAGTGGCTTACAAGCAACTTCAACAACTGGAACAGTATTTAGAACCGTAGATGATGTGGTTTTTAGAGATTCAAGTTCAATGAGTCCACGACAGGAAGATATATTTGAAGTTGATGATGATGGTAATATAACAAAATGGTTATTTAAAAAATCTGCAAAAGCAGTTAGTGGAACAGTAACTACTGAATATATTACATTTGGTTCTGCTGAGAAATATAAAAGAATAGTTTTACAAAACTCTCCAATTTTAGAAATTATTTCAGTAACGGATAGTGCTAATAATACTTGGTATGAAGTCCCGTTTTTAGCACAAGACACAGTATATGCAGATTTTGAAAATACTTCAAAGAATTCTCCTGATTTGGTGAGTGGTAGAAATTTTGCCCCATTTCTGTTAAAGTTAATAAAGACTTCTAAAAGATTTAAAACTTATATTAGAACTGATGGTAAAACTGAATTAAGATTTGGATCAGGTGTTGCATCAGGAGCAGATGAAGAAATTATACCAAACCCAAACAATGTCGGTTCAAATCTTCCTGGAACTCCAAGCTTTCTTGATACTTCCTTTGACCCAGCAAACTTTTTAAACACCGATACATATGGACAAGTTCCAACTAACACTACTTTAACAATAAAATATAGTTATGGTGGTGGGATAAGTGACAATGTTGCATCAGACGATATAAATAATATAACTTTAATAAGTTCTGAATTTGATAATTCTTTATCATTAGATTCTACATTACAGACAAGTGCTCAAAACTCTGTAGCAGTTACTAATCCCAAACCGGCAACAGGAGGTAGTAGTGGCGAGAGTATTGAAAATGTAAGAACTAACGCACTTGCATATTTTCAGGCACAAGGTAGGGCAGTGACAAAGGATGATTATATAACTCGTGTATATTCACTTCCACCAAAATATGGCAATATAGCAAAGGTTTATATGATACAGGACGAACAAGTTGCTGCAACAGGACAAAATGATGCAGACCCTACGTTTCAATCTAATCCATTGGCATTAAATATGTATATTTTAGGATATGATAATAATAAAAAACTGGTCAATGTGAATGATGCAGTAAAAGAGAATGTAAAAACATATCTTAGTCAATATAGAATTATGACTGATGCTGTTCAACTTAAAGATGCATGGGTAATAAACATAGGAATACAGTTTGCAATTTATACTAAGAAGGGATTCAACAAAAATGAAGTTTTATTGAAATGTGTTGATTCTTTGAAAACATATTTTCAAATAGATAAATGGCAAATCAATCAACCAATTATTTTATCACAATTGGCATCTGAATTGTTGAAAGTTGAAGGGGTTGCAACTGTAGTAAAACCTCTCGAAAACAGAAATGAATTAGTTATAGTGGAAAATAAGTGGGGTTCATCATCAGGATATTCAGAAAATATTTATGATATTCAAAGTGCAACATTTAATGGAACAGTTTATCCATCAGTTGATCCTGCAATTTTTGAAATTAAATTTCCCGATACAGATATTAGGGGAAGGGTATTAGGAGATATATAATGCATCACTTCATTTTTCCAACACAGGACACAACACTTTATGAACAAGGTCAAAGTATGAATACCGGACTTGATGAAATTTTAGAAATACGAAAAGATATGAATGATGATGGTTCTGTAATTTATGTTTCTCGTGCATTAGTTCAATTTGATTTAACTTATGTTTCCAAATCAGTTTCATCTGGATTAATTACTTCTGGGTCAAATACAAAATTTTATTTGAATCTATTTGATGCTAATTCTTCTGCATTAAATGTAGACCAGACATTATATGTATATCCTGTAAGTCAATCTTGGGTAAATGGATCTGGTAGATATAATTTGTTTCCAGTAGTTGAAGATGGTGCAGGTTGGAAATGGAAAGATAATGGGATCACAAGAACTCAATGGAATACTGTTTCTGGAAGTGGTGGAACTTGGTATAGTGGAAGTGGATATGAAGCCTCACAATCTTTTACAAATGAACCAGCAGATGTTAGAATGGATGTAACTGATATTGTTTGGAAGTGGTTACACAGTACAATTCCAAATGAGGGATTTATGGTAAAGAGAAGTGGTAGTATTGGAAATACTGATTCTAATGTTGAAGAAGGGAATACTACAAAATATGGTCATTTTAGTTTCTTTTCCAGAGAAACACATACTATATATCCACCAAAGTTAGAAGTAGTTTGGGACGATTCAAAATGGACAACAGGTTCCTTATCAGCACTTTCAAGTACAGATTTAGAAGATGTTCAAATTTATATGAGAGGATTTAGAGAAAAATATAAAGAAAACTCGAAAGTAAAATTTAGAGTAGTTGGAAGAGAAATGTATCCAGAAAGAAGTTACTCATCAGATCAATATACAACTGGATACACCACTGTAAAATATCTTCCAAGTGGTAGTACATATTATCAAATAAAAGATGCATATACAGAAGATGTTATTGTTCCATTTGGAAGTGGGTCAGTAGTTAGTTGTGATTCAACTGGAAACTATTTTAATTTATGGATGAATGGATTGCAAGCAGAACGATTCTACAGAATAAACTATAAAATAGTAAGTGGAAGTGGAACTACTGATGAAACTATTCAATATTTTGATGAGAAACATTCATTCAAAGTGGTGAGATAAAATGCCATATAACAAAGAAGAATTAAAAGTTAATGAATTTTATCAAGATATTGCGAAACGTGATGAGGTTAAATATTCAGATATTATTCAAAGGTGGACAACTTCTGGTAATACTACAAATGGAATTTTAAGGGATTCTAAATCTGGTAATATAATTTTATTTGAAAAAATTATTTCTGGGGAAGGTACTGATGGTAGTAGTTATCCAGAGAATCATACTATTACTTGGGAACAAGGATATTTTGATTATGATGAAAATGAAGATTTAAATAAAATAATAGATAGAGAATTTACGGAACTATAATGCCAAAGAAAAAACAATTAACATTAGATAATGTAACTGGAAAATTATCAAGATTAACTCCTGAAAATCTTCCTTTAATAAGTATTTCTGGATTAGACGTTGGGAATGAACCAATACCATTCGGTGATTCACCTGCAGATATTATAGAATTTCATTTATATGATACTTCTGATAATTATATGGCGTCTGGAAAACTTCCATATCCACTTCCTTCAACTTTGGATGTTGGTGCCCACGTAAGAAGTCTTGGTTATGAACGGGGAACTTATAAAATTGTTTATAATTTTTTAAGAGAACTTGGTGGAAGTGATAAGTTTGTATTAGTTTATAAAAGTGATAGAAGTATTTATCAGTCAGATAATCCATATTGGGTAGACACTAATGGTAAAATATATGCAGGTACTTCTGATGATCCTTTAAAGGATGAAAATGGAGATTTTATAGAACTTCTCATTCAAGAAGATAAGTTTTGGGTACAAGAAATATCTCCATCAAGAACTGAAATTAGATTAAGGCCAAATCCTGGAATAGATGACCCAGAATTTAATGAACAGTTTGGACTAATATGTTATACTTGTTTAGCATATTCTATCGTTAATGGAAATTCTTATTTAACTTTTGACGAGAGTGGAAAGGTGGTAACTATTCATAGTGACGAAGATATACAGTTAAATAATTCTATGATTGGTGGAACACTTAAAATTAGAAATGCATTTGTAATAGATAAAGACGAGAGTGATGAAACTATTACGAGATACACACCAGTTGTAGAGAATGAAACAATATCAAT